CGCACGCGCTCCAGTCGCTTAAGACAAGGCCTGATGGTTTCACGCAAATAGCGGGCGTACGCCTGAGGTTTGTTCAGACTCTGAAAATATTTAATCCGCTCAAACAGGGGCTTGCTTATGTGAGCAGGCTCGGCAAGAACGTTTGCAACAATGACCAGATCCGGGTTAAAGAGCTGCTGCTCACGCGCCATTTTTGCGCGACTTACAAGTTGCTCCTGCGCCATATCACGCTGAACCGGATCGCGGGTTTCGTTAAAGAAATAGCGTTCCCAGACCTCATTACTCAGCTCTTCGCGGCGCAGTTGTTCCTGCTCGTTATCCGCAGCATAAAGAGTAATCAGGTTTGAAAGCGCAGAAACCGGCGCAACATCCGCCGGGTTCAGGTATGGGTTAACCGCTTTTTTTGCCGCATTCCACGGATAGGCTTTTTCTGCCGAGAAGCTAGGCATCAATAGACGCCTTTATAACCGATGTTTGAAGCGCTGCGATGCCCGAAAGATGAATTGACAACATAACCCAATCACCACATTCGGGGATGAATTTGTCGACTGGCAATATATGCGTAACTATGACCAATAACTCTTTTCCGGAATATTCACCATCCCATTCACGCAATAAAAGAAAATCACCGCATTGATAATTTCGGTCGTTCTTTCTGAACTCGGCTTTCTTGCGCTCCGCTGTAACTTCTGCAAAGAATAACGGGCCGATTTTTAAATCGTGGACGACAGCCATCAATGCAGCTCCATTGATTCATTTTCATAGCGCGCAACTTCTGTGCGCAGCAGTGCGGCAACTTCAAAGCAGTCCATACGTTTGCTAATGATATGCGCGGCCAGAGCTTCAAGGCGGATCGATACCGCAGCGGCGCGAGCCTTACGCTCTTCTTTCTTGGCGATATCAATCACGGCCATCAGCGGATCGCTTTCGGTGGTAAACATTTTTGGTAATTCTTTCTGCATGGTCTTTCTCCTGATTTCGGGCAAAAAAATGCCCGGCGGGTTTACGCCATTAATTTCGTTTCGGGTTAATTCGGCATGGTCAGCCGTTTGGGAAATAAGCTCACTACTGCGCGAAAATGATTCATCGCTGTAATAAGCGCTTTTTTCTCCTCAGTAGTCAGCTCACTTAATTTGAGCTCATGACGCGCGCCCGGTATTTTCGCCAGAAAGAAAATGGCGGATAAAGCCCGGCTATTTTCTTCATGTTGCGGATCGCGTTTATCACGCATATCAGCAACAAATCGTTCCAGCTCTTTGCTGCTATCGCCTAGGTGTTTCGCACGCAGCTCAGCAACATAGTTGAGACCGGCCAGGCGCTCACCGGCCATTAACGGCGCAGTTTGCGGCAAAGATTCAAGAGCCATGAATCCTCCTTTTTGCGGGAAGATAAACCAGCCGGTAAATCGGCTTGCGAGCGGCTCGGGTGCCAGCGCTTACCATCCGTCCCGATAATCCAGCCGTGACCGTAGTGCATGGCCGGGCTTTGCTTAACGAGCAGGGATGCGAAAGACGGTTCATTTTTTAACATAGCCACCTCACATGAGCCCGAAAGAAGCGCCGAGGCCGCTCACGGTATCAACCGCGCTTGCCATTGCAGGGTTAGCATGAAGCCGAGCCTGTAATGCGAGGGCGGAAAGCGAAAGCATACGAATACCTGCATTCACACTTTCAATCATGGTGCTCTTACGAGTTGAAGTCAGGCGTTCTGTTGAAACTGCGCCGCTTGCCAGTTCGCCAAGTTCACTCATGGCGCGCATGACGTAGGACTGCAATTTGTCTTTCGCCAGTTCGTTAACCGGCACGCATGGCAGACAATGGATCTGAGCCAGAAAACCATCGACGAGAGTCGAGTCTTCGGTCAGGTCAGTCAGCAGCCATAACTCTGGCGGTGTGAACTGGTGAGGTTGTTCCGGATTGAGCTTGTTACGTAACGTTTGAACATTCATCCCCGCACGCTCTGACAGCTTCGCCATGTTGTGACGCAGCGCGAAAGCCCGGCACGCTTCGTCATAGTGGGGATGTTTGGAAACTTGAAAATCAAACATGTTGCATCCTTAAAATTCACTTAAAGTGAATATGGATTCTCAATGATTAGCTGAAAACGAGCATGTCCCAAAGCCTTACGCAGTTGTTCTTCTTTCCAGCGAGCGTAATAAATTCGGATTGGGCCACCTGCTTTCTTACAACCTTTTCGGATGACACGTTTTTCGATTGGTACACGCGGGGTATCTCCTGTAGTCCAGCGATAAGCAGTCCGCTCAGACACACCCTCAAGCTCCGCAAACTGCTGAAGCGTGACCACGGGAGATGGGATTTTGATGATTGCGATTTCAGAAGCCATGTTGCATGATTCCTTATTTGAGAATTTTAGACAGTGAGCACATAGTTTTTGCCGACGTTTGCCACTCACTGCCACCGTTCACAGCGATACTAATATTAATTTTAGTATCAATCAATAATGGAATACTAATTTTAATGATTGAAGCCAATTTTAATAACGAGGAGTTACTAAATAGGATTTGCGAGGTTTATGGGTTTACACAAAAAATCCAGCTAGCGAATCACTTCAACATCGCCGCGAGCTCCCTACAGAATCGCTACACACGGGGCAATATGTCGTACGATTTTGCAGTTCATTGCGCACTCGAAACCGGGGTGAGTCTTAAATGGCTCATGACTGGTGAGGGTGAAAAAAATCTAACAACCGATGAAGTTTCACGTTCTATCGAGCTCGCATCATTCACTTTAAGTGAGGGTGAGTTAACCAAGGTTGGAACTATTGCGATCGATCATCAGCTTTTCACAAAGCAACTCAAAAAAGGTATCTGCGTGAAGAGCGATAACAGCACTTATATCATTGAGCAGGAATCCTCTTTGTCTGACAGTCTTTGGTTAGTTGATATTGAAGGCGCAATTAGCCTCCGAGAGTTAACGGTGCTCCCCGGGAAAAGATTGCACGTAGCGGGCGGTAAAGTGCCGTTTGAGTGTGGGGTTGATGAGATAAAAATGATTGGTCGTGTTGTGGGTGTGTTCAGCGAGGTTAATTGATGACTGTCCGTAAAAATCCCGCTGGCGGCTGGATTTGTGAGCTCTATCCTAATGGGGCAAAAGGCAAGCGCATCAGGAAGAAATTCGCCACGAAAGGCGAGGCTTTGGCCTTTGAACAATACACCGTGCAGAACCCGTGGCAGGAAGAAAAAGAAGACAGACGCACGCTAAAAGAGCTGGTTGACGCATGGTTTAGTGCTCACGGCATTACATTGAAAGACGGCCTAAAACGTCAGTTATCAATGCATCACGCCTTTGAGTGTATGGGCGAACCGCTCGCACGCGATTTTGATGCGCAGATGTTTTCCCGCTACCGGGAAAAGCGATTAAAAGGTGAGTATGCCCGTTCAAATAGGGTGAAAGAAGTATCGCCTCGCACTCTTAATCTTGAACTGGCCTACTTTCGGGCGGTATTCAATGAGTTAAACCGCCTCGGTGAATGGAAGAGTGAAAATCCGCTGAAAAACATGCGCCCTTTCCGCACAGAAGAAATGGAAATGGCCTGGCTAACTCAGGAACAGATTGCGCTGCTGCTCGGCGAGTGCAAACGGCATGACCACCCTGATTTAGAAACCGTGGTAAGAATCTGCCTAGCCACTGGCGCGCGGTGGTCTGAGGCCGAGAGCATAAAAAAAAACCAGCTCGCTAAATACAAAATCACCTACACAAATACGAAAGGCAGAAAAAATCGCACCGTCCCCATCAGCACAGAACTCTACGACGCCCTACCTGATGACAGAAAAGGTCGGTTGTTTGGTGATTGTTATGGAGCGTTCCGGTCTGCGCTGGAAAGAACCGGCATTGAATTACCGGCAGGACAACTTACCCACGTATTGCGCCACACTTTCGCCAGTCACTTTATGATGAATGGCGGTAATATTCTGGTCTTGCAGCGGGTACTTGGTCACACTGATATAAAAATGACGATGCGATATGCTCACTTTTCCCCAGACCATTTAGAAGATGCAGTCAAACTCAACCCACTCAGCAGCATAAATTAATTCAACAAAGAGAATCTTTGAGATGGCAATAAAAGCCTATGACTTCACAAAAGAACATTCATTCCATGGAGAGTTTTGGAGTGACATCAATGATAATAAAGGAAGATTTCCAGCAAAAATTGAATATTCTCCTTATAATGGTTTGGTTTTAGACTATTGTATTGCTGATAGTGAAAGCCCATTACAATGCAATAGACTATATGGAATATTAAATACTGGGCAAGCATGCACGCTCATAGGTGATTTTAATTTCGGATATAGTTCTATTAGTTATAACAATAACATTAGAGTATTGACAGGAAAACATGGTTTTCAGACATTGTTGTTTGATGAGTTTCATGGTGAAGATGCATTAATCGATTATTGCGACTTAGCACTATATGGAATGCAAGAGTTTATCCACCCTCAAGGTTTTATCTCTGAATTAAAATTCTCTGACACTCCACTGCTAACCACTCAAGGGAACGATTGGAAAATTGAAATAATTAACCAAGCCATGTACAGCATGATAGGAGATGGGCTTGTTAACGTTATAGATTGTCGAAATAAAAATGCTTTAGCTAAATTTAATGAAGATTATGCCTCAACAAAAAATACTTTTCCAGACGCATCATTCCATCTAAGAAAAACTTTAAAGTTTTACTTAAGATACACAAATGTTACTAACAAAAAACTATCCTTAAACATTAATGAATTGTGGAAAATATCAGGTTTATTCTCCATCCTATTGGACAAGCCTGTTATCCCAGAAGAACTACATGTAAAAGTGAGTGGTGGCGATAGTAAAAGAGCATGTCTATTTTCCAATAGCATTGAACAGAGAACTATAGATCTTGCACTATCTAATATTAGCCATCATATGCTACCAGTTAACTGGAGGCAGATAGATCTTGGTATTGTTCTAAAAAACTGGCTAGAAATAAGTGACGATTACAATTCACTTTCAGTGACATATCAAAATGAGACAGGATATAGAACCCTTCATCAAGCGCACGCAGACATTATTTTATATGCAACACAACTAGAGTCTATAAACATCTCACTCCATGGTGCAACTGGAGTAAAATACACCGGGCCAATAGACAATTACGGGAAAAACATTATCCGCCCCAAATTGGAATTAATATTTTCAAAGTTTAACAATAATGACCTAGGAAAAAACATTTCAGATTTAAGAAATGAACTTGCACATGTTGGAAGACCGAAAATCTTAATGAAGAAAATGACCATTGATGATTACATCGACATTGGCTTGTATCTAAAGGTGATTGTCACTTCTCATTTACTATCTCAGCTCGGTTTGACTGAAGAACAGATAATGATATACCAAATGAAGGTTATCCCTTAACTTCATATGTCCAAAAGGGGCTCACCCCACTAAAACACATAAACTTGCTGCGAAAGATTTTTCGATGGCGATAAATTGGCGGTAGGAATGGCGAACAATGGGTATGCTTTGGCAAACAGATGCAAACTATGTCAATGAAAAATAACGTAAAACATTGATTTTTGGTTGTTGCAATAGGAACTCATAATCGCTTGGTCGCTGGTTCAAGTCCAGCAGGGGCCACCAAATTTCAAGGGCTTAGGCAGGTAACTGGCT